AAAGCACTGGAAGGGAAAGTGAGCGATAACTTACACCTGACCCAGATGTTTGAGATAGAAATAAATTCTTGAAAGGAGTTGCAAACCCGAATTTACTGTGTACACTGTCCAACCTTAGACAAACAAAACAGGAGAAGCAAATGGACGAACAACAAGTCCCGTTCGATAAACTGGTGAAGGTCTACCGCAAAATGAAGCTGGAGATCGACACGCTGACACAAGAGTACGACACCAAGGTGGAGTTACTCAAAGCGCAACAAGATGAAATCAAGTTCGCTATCAAAGACCAGATGAAGGCACTCGGTGTCTCATCTGTAAAGAGTCCCTTTGGGACGGTATCCATGATGACGAAGACGCGTTACAACACGCAGGACTGGTCGTCGTTCAAGGAGTTCATCCTTGAGCACGGCGTAGTTGATCTGCTGGAGAAGCGCATCGCTCAAACCAACATGGCTACCTTCCTTGAAGAGAATCCGGGGGTTGTACCTCCGGGATTGAATTCAAACACTGAGTTTGAAATCCGTATCACCAAACCAACCAAGTGAGTTTTATATGTCAAACATAACGCTTTTTTCCCCCGCAAACGTACCTGCATTCGCTCGTAACAACGAACTGTCCGACACAGCCAAAGCCCTCACAGGCGGCGGCGTATCCAACACCAAGCGCATCTCTATCAAAGGCGGCGTGTTCCGTCTGGTAGCTGGTGGCAAGGAAGTTGCCGCGATTGATGACCGCCATCTGGAGATCATCATTGTGAAAGCTGCCCCCAAGGTCAGCCGCATCTTCTACATTGCCAAGTACGATGCCGACAACATCACCGGCCCTGACTGCTGGAGCAACGATGGCGAACGCCCTGACGCTTCTGCACAGAACAAGCAAGCCGACACCTGCATGAGCTGCCCACAAAACATTGCGGGTTCTGGTCAGAACAACAGTCGTGCTTGCCGCTACCAACAGCGCCTTGCTGTTGTGCTGGCCAACAACCCATCAGGGGATGTGATGCAGTTGACTTTGCCAGCCACTTCGGTGTTTGGTAAGGAAGAAGGTGACAAACGTCCGTTACAAGCCTATGCACGCTACTTGGCGGTGCAGAATCCTCCGGTCAATCCTGAGCAGATCGTCACTGAGATGCGCTTCGATACCAAGGCCGAGTCTCCCAAGCTGTTCTTCAAACCTACACGCTGGTTGACTGACGATGAGTACGAGATCATCAAGGAGCAAGCCGAGTCCGATGATGCCAAGCGTGCTGTGGTCATGACCGTGGCGCAGAGCGATGGTGTGAAGACCAACGCTCCCAAGATGGAGATTCCCGGCAAGCCCGTCAAGGCCGCGCCAGCGCCTGTTGTTGACGAAGATGCAGCAGAGGAAGTACCGGCCAAGCCTGCCGCAAAGAAAGCCAAAGCTGAACCTGTGGCCGAGGACGATGGTGCTGAACCTGAAGTCCGCAAGGAAGCTGCCAAGGGTTCTGCTGTGCCAGCCAAGAAGGGCAAGCTGGCTGATCTGGTGTCTGACTGGGATGATGAATAAGTAAACCGGGGGCTTCGGCCCCCATCTAAAACAAACAGGAGAAGTAAATGGGAATAATTATTCTTTCAATCTTTTTAGCGGCAATCGCAGTGGGTGCTTTCTATGCTTGGCACCGCACCGAGCTTGAATCATGGGAGCGCAGAAAGGACAGCGCGGAACGATACAAAGAGCCATTCGATAAACCAAAGCCCGAGTTTAAAAAAACCATTCCTTCCGTAGTTGCGCTGGGCTTGGTACTGCTAACCGTGGCGTTTGAATCATTCACAGTGATTTCTGCTGGTCACATCGGTGTGCAGGTGACATTGGGTGAAGTAAACCAGCAGACTCTGGCTGAAGGCGCTCACTTTGTGAACCCCTTGTCTCGTGTCAAGGAGGTTGAGGTTCGTTTGGTGACAGGCAAGCTGGAGAATGCAAGTGCAGGTACAAAGGACTTGCAACAGATTCACACTGACATCGTGATGAACTACCGCATTGATGGCGCACAAGCTGCTCACATCTACAAAGAGTTTGGCTTTGATCTGCAAGACCGTGTACTTCTTCCTGCGCTGAGCGAGTCATTGAAAGCCGTCACCGCTCACTACACCAGCGAAGAGTTGATTACCAAGCGTGACATGGTGTCAGCGCAGGTCAAAGAGGAAGTGGCGGGAAAGTTGAGCAAGTACGGCGTGGCAGTCGGCGACATCAGTCTGGTGAACTTTGGATTCAGCCCAGAGTACCAGAAGGCAATCGAAGCGAAAGTCATTGCAACGCAGAGCAAGCTCAAGGCAGAGCAAGATTTACAGCGTATCGAAGTCGAAGCAAAGCAAGAGGTTGCCAAAGCCGAAGGCCGCGCCAAAGCAATCCAGATTGAGACACAAGCGATCAACAGCCAAGGTGGTGCGAACTACGTACAGCTCAAGGCAATTGAAAAGTGGAGCGGTAACTTGCCATCAACAATGGCTGGAACGGTTCCGTTCATCAACGTAAAGTAAGGAGTTTCGGGGGGAAAGCGAATGCTGTGGTTTAAAACAATTGAGTCTTGAACCCATGCGGCCCACAGTGCAGCGAGTACCCCCACCCAACCAATCATGGCTTACTCACAAAAAACAATCGACGCAATCATGCGTGCACCAAAGACTCAAGGCAATCAGCTTGGGCGCTGGGCAGTGCATCTCAACTTTTCAGTTGTGCGTATTGCAAAAGCATTGGGCGTGTCACGGCAGACTGTTTACAACTGGTTTGAAGGCGGTGAAATTTTTGTTGCCTACGAACACCGAGTTGAAACAATGCTCACGTTCTTGAAGAATTCCAAAACAGCAGATGAAGCATGGAGAAAAATATGTCAACACTACGACCTCGCACCCTGAGCAACACAGAACTCATCAAGTACTTCGCCATGTACGTTGATGACAATCCTGAAGGCGCACCCATTGACTGGCAGATAGAACTGCTGCGCCGCTTCACTGCCGTAGCCCCAGAGAAAGAGTTCCCTCTGCACGACGAACGCCAGCTCGACCTGTTTAAATAACCCAACCGAGGATACACATGAACCCGCTTGAATTTCTAGCGGTTGTTTTGCCGTCCCCGGATAATGGGTTGTACTGTGCGGCAGAGCTAACTACAAAAAAGAAGGAGCACAATTTTGTTGAACATCTGGAGGAACTATCCGCTACCGTAGCTAAGTGGGGCGACAAGAAGGACATCTACTTCGCGCTGTCCACGTTTGAGAACAAAGGCAAGCGCACAGCCGAGAACGCACGATTCATCCGGTCGCTGTTCATTGACATGGACGGCTACGACACCAAGAAGGCAGCGGCAATGTCGCTCAACGACTTCATGGTCAAGACTGGTCTGGACTTGTTGGGCACGCCGTACATCGTGGATTCAGGCGGTGGCTTGCACTGCTACTGGCCGTTCACCAAGGACGTGGCTGTTGAGGAATGGAAGCCTGTTGCTGAGAACCTCAAGCGCCTGTGTAAGCAAGAAGGCTTGAGCATTGACATGACGGTGACCGCCGACTCTGCCCGAGTACTGCGCTTCCCCGGCACGTACAACAATAAGGCCAAGTACGCTACGCCGCGACCGGTGCGCATACTGGCCGAGGGCGACACGTTTGATTTTGAGGACTTGGCCAAGCACATTGAGAGCCAACTCAGGTCGATGCCGATGCTGCCGCGCCAGCAGACCACAACCCTTGCACTGCCCGGCCAGCGCCCTGACGCACCCCACACCCCCACCACGGTCAAGCTATTTGAGAACAGTGTCACGCTGTTCAAGAACATCTACAAGAAGACCCGCGATGGCACAGGCTGTGAACAACTCAGGCACTACGCCGAGAACGCCACTGATGATGGCATGGAACCGTTGTGGCGTGGCTGGTTGAGCATCGCGCAGAAGTGCAACGATGGCGAGAAGGCTGTGATCTGGTTGTCTGACCTGCACCCATACCCACACGAGCGCATGCACCAGAAGCTGGCCGAGATCAAGGGGCCATACCCATGCGTGAAGTTTGACTCAGAGAATCCCGGCGTTTGTGACGGGTGTCAACACCGAGGGAAAATCACAAACCCATTGGCACTTGGACGTGAGACCGCCGTGGTCACCGCCGAGACTGAGTTAGCTCTACCAGCAAAGGATGGCCAAGAAGCAAAAAAAGTCATCCGCCCTGAAGCACCCAAGGGTTATGCGTACGGTGTTCGGGGCGGCGTGTTCATGGAGAAGGAAGACACTGACGCTACAGGCAACGTGACAAAACGACAGATCATGTTGCTACCCTACGACTTGTTTCCTGTGGACATCTTGAACCATAACGGTGAACATCTTGTGCATATGTTGGCGGTGCGTGAATATAGGATTGTGGACATTTCCTTTCCACAGAAAGCCGTGGTCAGCAAGGATGAAACCATCAAGGCACTGGCGCAGCAGAACGTGATGGCCAGCTTTGGCTCCGGCAACGACAAGAACCTGTATGACTATGTGCGCTCATGTGCTGAGAAGATGAGCAGCGAGAAGAAACCAATCGACGTGCCAGACAACTGCGGCTGGCAAACCAACGACACCTACGTGTGGGGCGGCAAGATTTACGCACCCAACAAAGAAGCAATCGAAGTGCCCATGCCCGGCCTTGAGAACATCACCATGAACTCCAAGCCCGTGGGTACGCTGGAAGATTGGCGCAAGTTCATTGAACTGCTGGTGCGAAGAAAGTTGTGGGATCACTTGGCCATCGTCCTGATTGGCGCTGGCTCACCGCTGATGCGCTTTACAGGGCTGCATGGTTTGACCATTCACTGCGCTTCGACCGACTCTGGTACTGGCAAGTCGCTGGCGCTTGAGGGTGCTGCATCAATCTGGGGTCATCCGGTTCACTACCGCACTGGTGCGGGTACGTCACCTGTTGCCATGCAACAGCGCCTTGGTTTACTGCACAGCAACCCACTCATCACGGACGAGATCACCAGCAAGAATCGTGAGGAGTTTGAGTGGTTCCCTGCATTCCTGCTCAGTATGACCGAGGGTCGCGGCAAAGAACGCATGGAGTCTGGTGCCAACAAAGAACGGTTGAACCTGTCCACATGGGCGGCAATGGCGATCATGTCATCGAACACACACGCGGTTGACTCACTTACTGGTACGCGCAAGCATGCTGCCGAGGGCGAGCTTCGCCGCCTGATTGAGTACATCATGGATGACAAGCTGGAGTGGGATGCGGATGAGATTGAAGTCATCAAGTCTTTGCGCAACAACTACGCTGTAGCTGGCGCTGTACTGTGCCAGTACATGGTGGACAACATTCAGATGATTGAGACGCTGGTGAAACAGACTGTGCGCCAGATGTACACCGAGTACCGTGCGCCCAACGATGAACGGTTCTGGATGGCTGGTGTTGGCTGCGCTATAGCTGCTGGCATTTTGATGAACAACGAACACGCTAAGATTGCCGAGTTTCCACTGGTTGAAGTAATTGAGAGTTTCCGTAAGCGCATCAATCACCAGCGCGGTTGTATCAAGGGCAGTTACCGCACAGCCGAAGACGTACTCAACGCATTTGTGCAAGAGTACCAAGGCAAGTTTGTGGTGGTCAGGTATGGCGCTCAAGCTGGCCCACTGGCGCATCTGGGTGACGGTTCACTGGTAGACAGGAACACAACTCGCAACGAAGTCATGGGGCGGGTGGAGCACGGTGTCACAGCAGGGCATGTAGACTTCTTCATTGAAGAGCGCCTACTTAAAGCGTTTTGCTCG